GCGAGGCATTTGCAACTTCATAAGATGCAACCTTTGTAGTAAGAACTCGCTCAAGATTATCTCCTGCTTTGCGTAGCCTTGCAATCTCAGCCCTTTCATTTTCTCGATGAAAGCGGAAGCAAGCAATCGACCACTCTGGGTCATCAATAATTGTAGAACCTGAGATGCTATTGGGGTCTGTATTCTTTAGCCGTTTAAACTCATCCTTAAGTTTCCGCAGTTCAGCAGTCTTTTCTAGCACATCCCGCTTTAGTGCCTCAATCTGTTCATCCTGCTCATCAATGGTTTCTTTTAGTCCTCTTGAGCATTTAGTGCATCCCTTTGAACAGGTGTGGATGCCGTCGTGCGGAAATTGCGGAAGGTTAATCTCCGCATTTTTGCGTAGTTTGCGTTTGGTCATGGTTGCTTAATATGGTTAAGTATCTGGGGTAAAAGTTAAACCGCCGTATGTGGCGTGTTAGTTACCGAGCGGGAACATATTGCGTCGTTCATGGCGTTTTAGTGGTGAATGTTACCGAGCGGTAAAATCATACGCTCGGCTTGCCCTCCTTGGCGGCGTTCCAGTCATCGTCCAGTTTGTTGAGATATGCCGATGAGATGCGGCTTTCGACGATGTAGTTGATGAGGAAGGCGTGGAGTTCATCCCCTGCCTTGGTCAGCCGCTTGACCTGTTCACGAAGCGTCTTGATGTCCTGCGATGCAATCAGATGCCTCGGAGTCGCAAGGGCGTTCTGCTTGGTCAACCGCTCGACCTGTGCTTGCAGTTCTTCATTCGGGATGATGGTGCGGGTGGTGAATACCGTCAGACGTTCGACCTCGGCCTTGAGGCGTTCCACGGCGGCAAGATGCGTGTGCCTCGGCATCCATTCGCCTTGGTCGTCTAGATAGGTCAATGGGTCAAATGTCAGACGCTCGACCTCGTCCTTGAGGCGGGCGTTCTCAATGCGGGTTGCTTCGCACTCACGCTTGTTATCCTCTGCCACGGAACGGAGGCGGGCGTAGTCCTCGTAGGAAACGCAATCAATCATTTCAGCCGTCCCAATTTTACCGACCTTATATCGTTTTGGTTTGCTCATAGACCTTTTACAGAATAGATAAATTTCTTTCCGACACGATGGGCTTGCCAGACCTTCCAATCATTTCCTTGGATAAATCCATAAGTCCATCCAGACCCCCACTTGCTTGTATTCAATCTGTTCTTAGCGTAATCCATGGCCTTCTTTTGGCATAGACAGCCGCCAGAGAAGCCGACAGCACCGCCATGCTTCTTGGCGTTCACCTGCTGAATCGAGTGCAAGTGTCCCATGATGAGAGCACCACCCTTTTCAGCGTAATGTATGGCGTGTTCCTCTACGGCAACCCGACTGCATCCGTAGCCATGAACGAACTTGATGTTACCAAGCGTATGAACTCCATCATCAGCGTGGTAATTATAAATCTTTTTGCAACCATTTGCCTTGAGGTGATTCCTGATGCTCTGCTTTAGGTCATAGCAGTAATCAACCATCATGCCATGCGTTGAGCCATTGATGATTTGGTCAAGTCTGTCGTCATGGTTTCCATTGAGGAAAATAGTAGGCTGGATGCGACTGATGAAATCTTTACCAGCCTTCACATCGGCTACAAGAGATTCATCCTCTTCCTTGCGTCCAGCACCCCTACGGATGGAACGGAAATCAAAATTATCGCCTAAGTGAATAATCTCGTCAGGGTCGAACCATCTGAGGAACTTATAGAATTCTTTTGCAACATCGACATCAATCATGTCTCCATGGTTGTCACCGACCGCAACAAACTTGATTAGTTTAGCCATAATTAAAGGTCAAAGTATTCCTCGATTTGATTGAATTTATGCCAATGAACCCAATACGCCATGACGAACTGTTCTTTTAGCATTTTCTTATCTGGTTCAAACGACTCAAGAGACGAAAAGAACTCAATGGTGACAGCACCATGATTACTGAATTTCATGGTATAAATAGTCTTTTGAATTCCAAAAGTGTCGATTTTGTTTTCTTTGAACACATGGACGAAACCTTCGTCTATGATGTAGAAACTAAATATCCACTCGTGAGTCAGGTTTATTTTCATTTTAAAGAACGAATATGGTCTAAATGTTCAAGGGTGCGAATCCAACGTTCATGGTCGCAATTAGCCTCAATTTTCCAATAGTTGACCCTGCGTTCAAGGATTTGATTCTCCTTCTTGAGTTTCTCGACTAACTCCTTGAGTTCCTTGATTTCGTGGTTTCCGTGTGGGGTTTCCATTTGTTCAGAGGTTTTGCGAACAGGATTGTCCAACGTTCTTTATTAATTGCAAGGCTTTTGTCTGCTTCAGCGTAAGCATCCTTGAATCTTCCGACTGTTGGAGGGAATGTCTTTACTGGCTCATTAGGGTCTGCGTGGACTCCTTTAATTTTATATATCTTTCTTGCTTTCATGTCTTTTGAAGAACTCTGCGACCACGAGTTCTCGCTCTAATTTACAATCGGAGTTCTTTGGAAGGTTCAGCATTGTAAGGTATGAGCCAAGTTGCGTGTCGTTCATTCTGGCAATCTGGCACTCGATTTCATGCTCACTGTCCGTCTTTAGCAAGGGAAACTGATAGCGATGCCTGACCTTCACGATGGACTTCCAATTCACTCCAAAACGCTTACCTGCTTGCTTTGCTGTAATACCATCAGCCAAGGCTATGCGATAAATCTCTTGGAGTTTCATGTCAGAGCATCTTTGCCTTAACCCAAGCCTGTTGCAAATGCTTAGGTGCGGATACGGCACAGGCATCTCCAGCCTCTTCAAGAGCCTTGATATGGTTCCTTGCTTCAGCCAAATCGTTGAGAATCTTTGACGGAGTGGGGCAATTAAGCCGTTCCATAAGTTCCTTCGGCTCCATCGCAAGGACTACAGCCGCACCCTTGAGCGAGTTGCTCTTTAGGTTATAGCCAGAACTCGTAGGGTTAAACCCTGCGGCTTGGTCTATGATTTCTTTTGCTCGTTCCACAGGGATTGTGAGATACTTGAGTTTCTTGTTCCTATGATTATAGGCGTGTCGTAAGTATGTGACTCCTTGCGACTTAGGCTTGTAATCAGGCATCCTTTTCGATGTCGTCGTTCTTGGCGAAATCGTTGTTGAAATCGTTGATTAGTTTCAACTTGTTGATTCGCTTCATCTTGCCGAACACGATGGGATTGTAATAGGTCTGGTTATGGATGCGTGTCTCCTTAAGGAGTCGAGCCATGCGACCATCGCTGGTTACGATGTAGTTGGAGTTCGGGAACTGCTTGTATTCTTTTGACATGGTGGTTATAGGCTAGGAATTAGAACGGAACATCATCGGTCTGAGACGGCTTGGCTTCCTCCGTTTCGCCATGAGCGACAGCCCAGAGGCGTTCGGCTTCAGCCTTAACACGGAGGTCACGAGGGCTGATTTCGGTGTTGTCGCCAAACGGCTTAGGCTTCCAGACATTAGCGAAATAGTTCAGGTCTCCGAACTTAACGCTTCGGTCAGCGGATTTCAGCGGGAGTTGAGACAGAGGGGTTCCCTTGAGGTCTCCAAAGGGAGCGACTGCTTCACCGACTGCGGCTGGCTTGCTAACGCTAGCAACTGGCTTTGCAGGAGCAACGGACGCTGTGGGCGTGGCCTTACGAGCGACAGGAGCAGTCTTGGCAATGCGGTCGGATTCCGCATCATCATCGTCAGTAGCAATTCCAGCGATGGAAGCGAGGCTATATCTACGGACATAAGAATACAGGCTACCTGCTTGCTGGCCCGACATACCTTTGTCAGCAGGAACGAGAGCGTTGCTGGCGAGCATACCTCCGTCCTCGTGGAGGATGATGTTTCGGATGCCGACAGCATCAATGTCTCCGATTGGCATTTGGATGATAGCGAGTCCATGTTTCTTGGCGAGGGGCTTGAGGGCGAGTAGGTGGGCTTCAAGGGAAGCAAACTTGCTCTTGTAGTGAGGGTTGTAATCATCTGCCTTGATGTCTTTGGCTTCAGCGACAAAGGCGATGAGTGCCTTGACAAGAGAAACCTGTTGCTCAGGGTTGTTTTCGTTCATTTTGTTGGGATTATAGGTGAAAATAGATGTGTCAGGAAACATGGGTATGTTGTGTTACAGTAGGGGGTGCTTGTCAACTTCTCTTTGCAAGATGGTGCGAATTAAATCTGACCTAGAAAGTGAAGTTTTGCTTGACACCTGATTAAGACCCCTGAGCAGTTGGCGAGGGATTCGCACAGTAAGCATGATTTCCTGACGGATATGTTTTTTTGTAGAGTTGGTTTTCATCGGATATTTCGGAGATAGTATCTGGCACGACCATAGTTGCCGTTATCAGCATTGAAGTTAATTCTGTAAGCACCTGTGAATCCTCTGTTATAGCATACATACAATTCAAGGGCCGTAGGGAGCCTATTCATTTTATTTTTGAACCTGTATTCAAGAAGTTTAAAATAAAGTTTGCATACGATTCTTGAGATATTTGGTTCGGTGGCGTATTCGCTCCATTCAATCTTTATATCGTGATTTCCGTTATCAAGCATACTCCATAAGACTGCCTCATCCCAAGCGGACTTGTGCATCTGATAAGCACCTCGTGCTTTGCCTTTATCTCCGACAGCCTTGAAATCAAAGTGCGATTCAATCATGGCTATGGAATCAAGGAACTCTTCCGTGATAGGACTTTTCTGTTCCGCTGATGCGTTCAGAGAGCCACATAGTCCAAGCAAGGTCAGTAGTTTTTTCATGTTATTGGGGAATTTCTGCACCGATTCCGACGATGCGATAGTAATCCTTGAAGCGTCTAATCATTGCAACGCCTGTCTCCTTGTCACGGCTGTCGAAGCGTTCAAGGAGCGTCTGTCCATTGAAATTCGTGCTGATGATTGTAGCCCTGCGAGCCGTGGAGCGTTCGTCAATGATGCTGAACAGGTCAGATGCCATCCGTTGTGTAAGACGCTCTTTGCCGAAATCGTCAAGGATAAGAAGTTTGGTTTCGATTAATTCGTCAATCATCTTGCTATGAGTGCGAGTGTCAAAGGATTGCTCAATCATGCCCTCCAACTTACGCATGGTAAGAAAACTGTAATTCAACTGCCTGTCTTTATTTGCCTCTGCAACCCAGAGCCTACGGACAATCTCCCAGATTCCACGAGTCTTGCCTACGCCTGTGGTTCCGTGGAGCAACAGACCTGTCTTATCCTCGACAGGAGTCCATTCAAGAGCGTCCTTAATTTTCTGATGAAGGCGGTTGATGTCGGTATCAACGAACACGGAGGGCATGGACGGAGGGAACTGCGGGTCTTGAAGTCCGTCCTGCTTGATGCGTTCGAAGTTCAGGTGGTCACGGCAAAGGTGATAGCGGACAAGTTTGTTAGAGCCATCGTTCTTGGCGAACAATGCACCCCTTCGTCCACAATGGCAAGCAAGGTCGCTCATCGTTTAACTTGATTTTCGTAAATCTCCCAGCCGTTTTCCGTGTAAGCACGAATACAGCAGTTGATGTTCTTTTCATCCCACCAAGCAAGGATGTGATAATCATCGTTCTCGATGGAGATGTTTCCATTGCTACCGCCAACGGAATCCTCGATGATGTTAACGAACTTGTTGTCAGCCCAAGAATCAAATCCAAGGCGTTTGATTTGTGCGTCCATGTGATTAGAATGTCTCGTGGTCTTTCGCAGTCAAGGGTTTTGTATTACTTTTCATTACCCCGATGGACTTCTGAGGTTCAAACAGTCCCTGCCATCCCTGCTTGATGGACTGCTGGATGCTGTAAATGGACTTGTCCTCACCCCATAGGACGAAATCCTTGAACTGCTCCCTTACGCTGGAGTCGGTAAGTTTCTTCTTAATCTCTTTGCGATAGACTACCCAAGACTTCCAAGCGTTCAAGAAACCATCTGAGCCGAACGGAGCCTTGATAATCCAAGCCTGTTCTTGGACAGGAACAGAGTCGCTTGCGACTGTATCTTTATCCTCTTTATTATCTTCTTTATTATATGGAGGAAGTTTTCTTCCTCCCCCCACGGAAGTTTTCTTCCTCCCCCTAGGAACTTTACTTCCTCCCCCCTGCACGATAGAACCTTGCAAGCCCTTTGACAGTGCGACCTGTTCGACAGTATGGATAATCCGCTTTCCAGCATCATCCACCCGCACAATGAGGCCAAGGACTTCCAACTCGCCCAATAGCACCCTGATTTGCCTGTCAGAAATGCCCAAGGTGGCACTCAGGTAGGCGTTTGAGGCATAGCACCCTTCCTCGCCGTCAAGTGAGCCTATAACGCCATACAGGAACTTTGCCGTAGGGCACAGGGAGTCCATCTGGAACACCTCCCTTGGAATCCATACGCCTGTGAACTTCAGGTTCATCTCTGGTCGCATCAGACTTCGATTTCCTGAACAACGTCAGGGTAGCCGTTCCAGATGCCATTCTTTTGACACCATGCAAAGCGACTGATAGCCGATTCAACGATTTCAGAAGGGCTGTTTTTGAGATACTTGAGTTTCTTATGCGGATTAAGGCTATAAGCCGCAAATCCATGCGGAGGCTCGTCCTCGACAGGGATGAACACGAATCGCTGAACATCAAGGCCAGAGGCTCGTGCGAGCATCTCATACATAGCCGCCTGAACCCAATAGCCCCTGTCACGAACCATTCGCTCAAAGGAATGAGGTTCCGCACTCGTGCCAGACTTCTTGAAGTCCCAGATGGTTCCGCTTCCAAAATGCCAGCCATCGAGACGACCTTTGAGGCGAACGTCTCCGAACTCCGTCACAGCGGTAGCATACAGGGCGATTTCAAGGTCTTTCTTGTAAGTTTCCTTGTAAAGATTGGTGGCTTCTCCTGTTCCAGCGAGGAAAGAGTCTCGCATACCAAAAACCTTTTGCTCCTGTTCCTCGTTAATGATAATCTCTCCAGCGTTCAAAGCATCGAACTCAGCGTTATACTTCTTTCCTTCGGTGGTGCGTCCATCGACCTTCTTCTTGACCGCATACTGAGGGGCATCGTCCAGCATCAGGCTATGGAAAGCGGAACCCATCTGCATATCAGGCGTAGGGACGAATGGAGTCTCGCAAGCATGGATGTAATGCCTTGGACTACGGATGAACTCTTTGAGGATGCTCTGGCTGAGTCCCTCCGATTTGCGGTATTCGGACTCTTGAAGTCCATAGACGATTGCGTGGTCTTTTAGGATGATGCTCATGGCGTATTGGTGTATGTATGTTGTATTACGGAAGTCAAGGGTTGATTTGTTGTTTTTTCTTAATTCTATTCAGACGAGCCTTCTTGTTACGCTTGATGCGTTTTTCGTCCTTAGTCTTGTGCGTAGGGTGGATTTCTGAGCGAGGCTCTACGAGGTGCTTAATCCAATACTCGATTACACGTTTCAAGTAATCCTGTTTAAACATACCACGCTTTGCTCGCCTGACAAGGTTGTGTATCTTGCCTTCAATGCCGTTGCAATTCTGGCACAGCACACCACGGATGCGACCTGTCTCGTGGTCATGGTCAAGGCAGGGCATGACGCTTGATAGTTCAATGTCGCATAACCAGCACTCTCTATCTTGCTCTATGGCAATTTTGTCTCGCAGGGCTGGGATGTCTTTGTTCTTGATACGCATTAGAGTTTAGTGTTTCGGTAATTGCTTGGGATGTAAGGCTTTTTAGATTGCTCATCACCCACCCCAAACAGAGCAAGTATAAATGAGATTGCCATAACAAGGCCGTATAGAGCCAGACCCCACAATGTTAGGATAATTAGTGCTTCCATAAATTGCTTGTGTATTGTTATTAAGTTATATAGTTAGGTTCAAATGGAATATAATTCAAAGCCAGACAGGATACAATCAAAGAAAAGGGGAACTGCGGTATCAAAGGAAAAGCAGGACAGCATAGAGGCTATGGTCAAGGATGGTAAGTCCATCGACTTCATCGCTGAAAAACAGAAAGTATCCCCTCTGGCTGTTGAACGAGCAATCACGGACATACAAGACTCCAAGGGGCTGGATGTGGCGGCTTGGAAGCGGGAGATAAGCCAGAACCTTGCTGGGACTGCAAATAAACTTGCAAGGCGGCTGGATGAGAACATCGACTCCTTGCCAATCGGACAGGTTGCTCTTTCGCTGGCTATCATCGTGGACAAGGTTCAGCAACTCCAAGACGCTCCTACTGTCATCGTGGAGCATAGACTTAGGGTGAGCCATGAGGACATCAATGCCATGCTTAAAGGCGAGGTTGTGGAAGTCAAAGAGGTCAAGCAATCAGACTTGACAAAGTAATACCTATTGCTCAGATGGAGCCTAAGATGCTCACTTATCGTTTCAAGAACCTTACCTTCAAGCATGAAGGGATGGACTTTCTTGGCAATGGCATCGCCCATTATGTCATAGAGGACTACGAAGAGGACGGCAAACAAGCCGCCTTTGAGGACGCAGAACTCTTTGACGCACTAGGCAAGGACGGATATGTTCTGTCAAAAGAGTGCCTTGGCTATCTTTCCGATAGCGTAGTTGCGACTCTTAATCAGGATAGCCATCTTTGCAGGGTGATTGCTTCAAGAACATTCTAACCCTTTTTCTTAGAGATAATTATGAACTCGTCTCCGTCCTTCACAAGACGGACTCGCTGGCCTTCCTTGGCAACTGTGTTATTGAACCACTTGATTGCACTAATAGGATTGCTGTTTCCATACATACCCTCATAGGTCGCCTTAGCGTTCCGTGAGACTTCAACTCGGAAGATAGACTTCTCCGTATAGGAAATCTTCTTTCCGAACATTTCAGATGTATGCGTCATGTCAGGAGAGTTGCTTGGCGTAGGCTTCACGCTCAGCGTCAGCGTAGAAGCGGAGTTCATCCTCATTGGTATAATTCTTGATAAGGACTGAATTGGTTGGAGGAAACGAAAGTATCATATGCAACTTAAAATGCCAATAAGAGGGGAACTCCTGATTTCGGCATTTATCAGCCCACTTCTTCCTATCTTCAAACAGTTCAAGCATATCCACGCTTGAAGTAAGTTGATAGCAGGTATGAGAAAAAGCCTCATAGTCTTGATTGATACCCACGCTTACAAGCATCCAGCCAGCAAAGCGAGGGTCGATTTCATGTTTAGGTTTTCTCATATGGGAAAGATTAGAAGCCGTTGGCATCATCAGATGCGAGGTATTCGCAGAGTTCGTAATTTTCGTTCAGTTCAGCGAGGACGGCATCTTGGAGGGATTGGATGTCCTGTTCGGTCATGCGGTCGTCTGTCTCAGGGTTAGATTTCTTTCCCTGTTTCTTGAATTTCCAATCCTTGATGCTTACCTTGAAAAACTCAGCGAGGCCAGAATTGATTTCATACTTTGCGTATCCCCTGATAGTGCAAACCCTATCGCCATAAGGAACATCAAAGGCGTTAAGTGGATATGTATATTCTTCGCTCATGGGATGAATGTATCAGCGGACTTCCGACATATCAAATCCTTTTTCTTCCAGCATATCGCAAACATACTGCGACAGACTGAAAGCACCATCATAGTCGAAACACTTCTTATTGAGGTCAAAGGTCAGACTTCCCTCTCCGTAGCAAGATTGGTCGTCCGAATAGATTTCCCACCAGCCACGGATGTATTTAGCGTTATCTTCACGCTTGAACACGCCTACATTACAGGTAAGCCCTCGTGTCTTTTCGGTATCAAAACCGCTTGCGGTGGTCATTCTAACGATAGCGTCAAAATGCTTGCTGAGTTCAATGTCGATTTTTCGTTCCATGGTATTATTCTTTGGTGATTAGAAACTTTTTAATTTCTTCAAGCGAGGCATACATCATATGAGAAGTGGCGGCAGTCCACTTATCGTTCTCATCATCATAGTATTGAGAAACAAGGATGGTTCGGATGCGATTGATACGCTCGTCAATATAATCAATGTCTTTGTCTGATAGGTGCATATTAGAAGTTGTTTTCAATGGCCTTTTTGACCGCCTCAAAATCCTTGGCTTTGACCGCCGTATGGACTTCCTCGTTTTCAACCGCTACGGAGGGATGGACTCCGTATTCAAGGCAAAGTGCGACAAAATCGTAGATGTTCATAGGTTTGTTGGATTTAGTGAATGTATTACAATGTAGTTAGATGTAAAGTTTATTTTTAGGTTAAGTGCATTTTATTTAAAGTGAATTGTCGGCAGGTAGATGCACCAGCAATGATTCAACGCTGTCATGGAACTTCCATGAAACTACCTGCCGACAAAGTAAAGTTATCCCAAAATGGGGATTTTACTCCCCTTGAACAGTAAAGAAAGCCGTTTCATTATCAGTCAGAAAACCCTTGCTATCCGTCAAACTAACGCAACTGCCATTATTTTGACATTCAATAAGGTATTGTCCGATTCGGTCTTTAATGACCTGATAATTCTTTTGCTTCCAATACACCTTGCGTCCCGATTGGATGCTTTCCTGTATTTCCTTTAATGTCATTTTAGAAAATGTCCGAATAATTCACAAGGAAACCGCAATTTCTTCCGAAACTTTTGATTTCCTTATGAAACTTACCGCCATTAAATCCCCTTGGAAGGGAGAGCCAATAGCGTTTTTCGTTTGTATCTTCCGTCAATGGCATATTGTGAGCAAGTCGGCAGGTTGTGCCAATCTTAAACTCAATAGCGGGAAACAACTGTCCAGCGTATCCAATCGTGATTTGCTTTTTTGTTTTCATTTTGGGATGAGAAAGAACGGAAAGTGAAAATGCCTCCAAAAACAAAAGTAGGGGTTAGTTTCTTCCCCCTACGCACTTAGGCGTTATCGGCAATAGCCTTGACAACCTTTTCCAGCGTGATTTTTACCGCTTCCGAAACTTCTTTCTTAATCTCATCTTCCGTCATAGGTGCGGGAGACGCATCATTGAACAAATCACGAACTTTTTCGTCAATGTCCAATTCTTCAATTTGTTCGTCAACAGTTTCACGAACCCTGTCATAATCACAATAATCGGAGTTACTGAGCCAATCCGAAACCTTGTAGTCAAAATCCCTTTCAAGGATATAATCATCCATATCGGGGATTTCAATTTCGTCTAATTTTTCGCTTGTTTCAGACAAATCCGTTGAAACTTGAGCAATTACTTCTCTCATTTCAGCATTTTCCTTTTTCAACGTTTCAACGGACAGGGCAAGGTTGTTTAGTCCGAGCCAATTAATAAGCCACTTTTTCATTTTGTGTTTTTGTTTTTTGGGTATTCTCTCCCGCTTGTTTGCGGGTTTAAGAAAGGCATTTCAAGGAACAATCAGGTTTTAGGGTTTCCCCTGCCTGACATGAATAACTCTAGACCCTTCACCGCTTCCGTCAAACACTTTGCAAAGGTATTTACAGGCATAAGCGAAACTAATGACGGCATTAAAAAGACTAATGCAAAGGGCATAGCAGAAAGCGTGCCAAATGTCTTTATATGCCTGTTAAAAATATGTAAATCTCTTAAATCGGTTTTAAGGTGGGGTTGTAAAGGGTCTATATCCTACCCTTCCCCACCCCTTGAAAACGCCTTGTAGGGCATTTGTGAGGGTTTGTTATAAGTTGTTGATATATAACAACTTAGCGAGCGTGTTTGCCGAGTGTAAAAGATTTGTAAATGCAATACCTATTTTATATTGTTACAAAATTGTAACATTTGACACAAGATTGTAACAATTTAGGTATAGACTATTTACAACCCTACCCCATTGTCGGAGATGCACTAAGCAACCCACCAATGAATAACGAAAAACACAACGCCCTTGAAAAAGCAATAGAAACCCTACTAACAGAAGAGGGAAGCATTTTTGACGCTTCCGCTTTGTTTGCCTATTGTGAAAACATGCATATTATGACCCCTGACTCTACCACGCTTGAAAGTGCGGAAGAGGTTTATGTTGGCGAGTTTTCTTCACGCCTTAATTTTGCTTATGAATATGCCGAAAACTTTGATTTGTTCGGCTGTCTCCCAAAATCAGGAAGAAACACGCATCCCTTGGAACTTTACTTTGATTGGGATAAGTGGGCAAATGATTTGTTTATTGGAGGGGATATTTGGGAAAACAATGGGCATTATTTCCGCAATGAATAATCTATAATTCTATAATAAAATGAGCATTGAAAAAGAAACTGTTTTTTCTGAAAAGAATATGTATAAACGCCCCTCCGATTATTTCGGAATGGATTGGTTTGGATACGCCCACTTAATCGGACGCACAAGGGACAGCGGATGTCTTGAAAACTCAAATTGGGAAACCGCTTGCGAGTGGCTTTCTAAGTGGCTGGAATGTGAGGAAAGTGGGGTAGAAATCAGGGCGTGCAACCATTGGGCGGTTGGCTGGACGGAGGAAATTATGATTAAGGAAACCGCCCCCGATGAAGCAATAGATGTTGCTTATAAAATCTTAAAGAAGATTGAGGATTACCCGATTTTGAATGAAAACCTTTATAATGAATTGGTGGACAAATACGCACAAGATACTTGGGAGTGTATGGATACTGAGGAAAGGGAGGAAGCATTGAGGAAATGCGGATATGTTGACATTGAAACTATTATACACTCTAAACACCCACCATTCGGAGGTCACGATGATGGGAAATTGTGGGAAATCCTAACCGCAGATTGTGATTTATAATTCTATAATAAAATGAGCAAAGAAGATTTTATTAAGTTTCTTATCCAATGGGCAAAGCATCATCCTAACAAGTGGCTTTCAAGCCACTTTGAAGTGAATGGGAAAAACGTTCCTATTAAGGCGTTTGGAAAATGGGTTCAAGTTGCCCATATTCCCTCCCCAATGCATGAATCGGGATATTATAAGGCAGGAACGGCGGATTGCAAAACTTATAAGAAGTATAAAGAAGAGTTGGAAATCCTTTTCAAAGGGCTTTAATATATAATTCTATAATAAAATGCGTTTCCTAACTTGGCTTGCCTTGGCTTGCATAGGCTTAACCTTGCTTGCTTCCCTGTTCAGTTTCCTTGCCTTTGCCACAAGGGGATTGGATAAGAAGCCCAAGCCCGCAGTTGTTAAAAAATTGTCAAATCGTTTTTAAAGGGGGTATGTAAAGACCCTATGCTAACCCCTTCACCGCATCATAAAAACGGCTTGTAAGGCAATTATGCAAGCCACTTGTAAGTGTCTATATATCAATGCTTTATTGCATGAGTTTTGTGAGTGTTAAAAAATTGTAAAAGCAATACATATTTAACCCTGTTACATAATTGTAACATTTGACATATAATTGTAACAATTAATTCCTTGTGCTAGGTAATGTCTTATACATATTCAATGACGCACCTACCAAACAATATGGAACACAATAAAAAAGAGTTTCTCGCGAGACTCAAAACACTAAACAAGGCAATTAAGAATTACAAAACTGATTGCCTACTCAGGAATCGCAAGCGTCCCCGCTTCCTCAATGACAAGGGTCGTGCGGAGGTTGATATCATGCGAGACGCTTTTGAGGATTTCATTTCCCACCCCGAACGCTGGACTAAATAATATGAGACTAAACAAAGCACTGTTCACCCTCACCCCTTCGCAACTCTCTCGCCTTTCCGAAAAGGTGAAAGAGATTGAGGGCAAAATTATTACCCTCGAAATTGAAAGTGAGGAAATTAACGCTGGAAAAATTGAGCGTTTGGTTGATAGGAAGGACTCATTAGAAATCGCCTTAGGGCATTATTTTGAAGGAAATGCAAATGAATACGAAATCCGCTATTTAATCGCCTCCCTCTGATACCTATTTCCAAATATCAGTAAATCAGCCCCCACACCTGGGGGCTTTTTTGTGCCATAATCAGACACCCCACAAGCCCACCCCTTCCGCTTATCCGACCCCCTCTAAATCTTGCACAATTGCCTTACAAGGCGTTTTGATTACTCAATCCATACCTACATATACCCTTGCAACATACCCACCTTAAATCGGATTCTCAGTCTCATCTCATTCTCAGTTATTCTTTAACAATCTATTTACATTTGTTAACTGACTGTAAAATAACTTTCTATCAGATTTCTAATAATAATATAATAGAATGTTAGTTAGTGGGTTATTATAATATAATTGTTATATAATTGACCCGTTTATATACCCTTTTATCATTCTATAATAAACCTGTTATTATATAATCTTTTACAATTTATTTACTATATAATATAATATAAACATTATATAATTACACAGCACCCCACAGGGGGCGGGGGGAGTCTCCCCTTGCAAATCGTGGACGACGTCGGGCGGGTCAACTCAGACACTTTTTTTATACAAAAAGACTTACGCTTGTAGCGAGCGACAGACTGCAGGTAGGATATATCCGCAGGATGTATTCAGGCAGGATGAAGCGAAGCGTCCGAGGGGGTATGGGGGAGGATAAAAGGTGTTGTGTCAAGGACAGAGAATAAATCTCAGGAAGAAGTGCTGATTCTGCTTGACGCATCTATGATTGCTCCCCCTAATAACCCCCTGTTCTTCACCCCCTCCGTCCCCCAATTCTGGGGGAAGGGATTTAATTCTTTCGTAGTTGACTTAAATAATCTCTGGGAAGATAACGAGTGAGTTCTTTGACTTGCCTTGTTAGTTCAGTGGTAGAACGATGCTTTTGTAAAGCATGTGTCGGGAGTTCAAATCTCTCACAAGGCTCCACTTGAGGGTAGGCCAACGCGGAAGGTGGCGTAGGCCGTTCGGCTCATGGTAGCCGTTCTCTGTCACACAAGGATACCTTCTCCGATATAATGGGGCGTAATTAACCCAAGGCCAAGAGGACTATTCTGATAGCAACGTCCGAGGGCCGATTAATTTGAGTGCCTGTTCGCAGGGATAATTCGATTCTATATCTAGGTTCAATACTGCTCATATCCCACTAGATGAATCGTCCTATCTGGGGCTGAAATATGCCCCACGCTCTCAACTTTAGAGGGGTGGCAGAGTGGTTTAATGCGGCAGTCTTGAAAACTGTTAGGTGTAAAAGCCTCGTGGGTTCAAATCCGACCCCCTCTGTATTTGGCATCTTGGAGTCCACAGTATCCCGAACGACACCGAAAGGTTCGCACCACTTGGGAGCGTCCAAGATGCCTCTGTTTTATTCTGGGGTAACTCAGTTGGTAGAGTGCCTGACTGTTAATCAGGTTGTCGTCAGTTCGAGCCTGACCCCTAGAGCCATTTGCGACCCTTAGTTCAACGGATAGAACACCCGCCTTCTAAGCGGGTTATCATGGTTCGATTCCATGAGGGTCGAGTTCACAGATAGTATTTCAATGGTAGAATACCTGATTTGGGTTCAGGTGGTTGCAGGTTCAAGTCCTGTCTATCTGATTTACATTGTTATTAAAGCGAACAGCGTTTGGCGTTAATAACGATTTCCTTATTAATGCGAACACCCCGATGGTGTAATGGTAGCACAAGTGATTTTGGTTCACTTTGTCGGGGTTCAAATCCCTGTCGGGGTTCTCTTTCGGGATTGTAACTCAATGGTCAGAGTAGCCGCCTTTTAAGCGGTTGGTTGTGGGTTCAAGTCCCGCCAGTCCCATCTTTAGCGGGTATGGTGAAACGGCAAACACGACTGACTTAAAATCAGTTGCCTTATGGCTTGTGGGTTCAAGTCCCGCTACCTGCGTCTTTTACGGCAATAACTCAATTGGCAGAGTGTCAGTTTTCCAAACTGGATGTTGCGGGTTCGACCCCCGCTTGCCGTATTCTTTACATGGGGGTATAACTCAGCGGTCAGAGTGGGCTGTTTATAACGGCTAAGTCGAGGGTTCAAGTCCCTCTACCCCTACCATCTGATAATAGTTGACAAGCACCGCATTAGCATAACTAATGACGTAATGAAAGAAAAAGAACTCAGCATCGCTCTTGGCTTGTCCAGAGACTTGCTGAAGGAATTCCGTGACTCTTATATCGAGCGTGATGATTGGAAGCGTATCCCATCGAACAAGCCAGAAAAACTCTGGGAGGTCGAATGGACTCCAGAAGGAGTCTTGAAACTCAGGAAAAACCTTGGTATGCTTACGCAGGAAGCCATCGCTCCCCCTGAGCATAAGCAGGGAACAGTCACCACCAAGCACAAGAACATCCGTTTCTTGGGAGTCCTCATCGAAGGCAAGGAACACAACGTCCTCTGCCGTGATAATTCCAAGTTCGGCATCGGTATGCCTGTTGATGTCCGCTGGGATGGAACTAGATGGTGCGTCACACGGCATCCCCGCTTTCAAGGAAAATACTAAAAAAAATTTTTAAACCCATGAAAAAGAAAATAAACCATGCAAAGAAATCGGTCGCTTCAAATAAAATGACCAAAATTGACCCAATGATGATGCAACGGATGCAACAGTTGCAACAGATGCAGAATACTCCATCAGAAGAACAAGGTGAAACAACAGCCGATAATGAATCTGCTGAAGGTGGTATGCCTGTTCCTAGTGGCGGTGTTCGTAAGAAAAATTATAAGGGTAAAAAATTTTAATGCCTCTTAAACAATCTGCGTCACAAAAAGCGTTCAAAACGAACATCAAGGCCGAAGTCAAGGCGGGGAAACCTGTTAAGCAAGCGGTCGCCATCGCATACTCAATCAAGCGTAAGAATTACAAGGGTAAGTCCGTTTGAACCATCTAACCCAGACGATGATGAAATCGACTGGGAAGATGATGAATGGGATATGTGCATCCCTTTTCAAGAACTGATATGGCTCTAAATCTCACGCCTCACCCTGTCCTCATATGCCCGACTAATGAGGAAATAAAAGCACTTACCGAAAAGTTAGGTGCTGATAAGGTCGCTGAGATACTTTCTCTCAGGGAAGATAAGATTCAGGCAGAAAAATTAGACCCTTATCGCCATGGGTTCGACCTTCCGCACTGGAAGGATGCCGATGAGATGCTCAAGGAAAACAACGAAGTTCTTGTCCTAGGTGGAAACAGAGCGTCAAAGACGGAATGGGCGGCAAAGCGGGTAGTCCAGACACTTATCAATAAGAAAGACGCTCGTGTATGGTGCTTGCATACCACGAACCAGTCGAGCATCCAGATGCAACAGAACGTAATCTATAAATATCTTCCGTCTGAGTTCAAGGAACTCAAGAAAAACAAGGTTCAAAATGTGCAGTATAGCCAGAAAAACGGATTCAGCGACAACACCTTTATTCTTCCGAACAAAAGCCAATGCTTCTTCATGAATTACGCCCAGAAGCGAGATGTCATCGAAGGTGGCGAAGTTGACCTCATCTGGTGCGATGAACTTGTCCCGCTGGACTGGATTGAGACGCTCAGATATCGTATCGTCACTCGCTCTGGCAAACTTATTGTCACATTTACGCCAGTCAGCGGATACAGTGCGGTCGTAAAGGAATACATCAATGGAGCGAAGTTCACGGACTTCAAGAAAGCAACCTTGCTTCCAGATACCATAAATGTTGCTGGAGCACCTCGTGGAATGATGCCATACAGGGCTAAGACTTACAACAAGCCCTCATCGGTCATCTGGTTTCACTCTGAACTCAATCCTTATTCAGATTTCAAGAACCTATCAAAGACATTGATGGGTAAAAAGCCGTATGAGATAAAGATTCGTGCATATGGATGGGCAGACAACGTAAGCGGAACCCAGATTCCACGATTCGTAAGAGATATAAATGTCGTCAAGCCTGAGCAAATCCCAGAAGAAGGCACAAATTACATGGTTTGTGACCCTGCTGGGGCAAGAAACTGGTTCATGCTCTGGATGCGGGTTGCTCCAGACGGCAAAAGATACATCTGGCGTGAGTTTCCAGACGCTTCTTATGGAGAATGGGCTATACCCTCATCTGACTCTGACGGAAAGGCTGGGACAGCCCAAAGAAATGGTTCTGGGCGTAGTCTGGCAGAATACAAAGAACTCATTTTGGACATCGAGGGAGGAAAGGAGATATGGGAACGCTATATCGACCCTCGTGCTGGAGGCACAAAGGCCGTGACTGATGAAGGAGGGTCAACGCTGATTGATATGTTGGATGATGGAGAGACTCCTATGCACTTTCAACCAGCGTCAGGTGTTCGTATCGAGCAAGGAATTGCCATGATTAACGATGGTTTTTCCTACGACATGAACCAAGAGGTCAGTCCGTTGAACTGTCCTAACCTTTATATTAGCGAAGATTGTGAAAACCTTATACACTGTATCCAAGAATGGACTGGACTTGATGGAGAAAAGGGTGCAAGCAAAGACCCAATCGACTGCTTGCGTTATTTGATGGTCATGAATCCAGAATATCAAGGTGGAGACTCAATGAGAGGCATTGGAGGGGGCGGTTACTGATGGAAATCTTTTTCCCAAGCCTCTTGTCTCGTCAGAAAGCGATGCTTTTTCTGAATGTTGGACGAAAAAAACTTGAAACTGTTGCAAAAACTTATCAAGTGAGAACTTTTACGACCAAAGGCGGTCATAAGCGGTATTTTCGGGACGATTTAATTAAATATACTAATGACAAACAAAAATAGAATTTATGATAAGAATAACGTGAATCAAGATGGCTTTGTTTTCGCAACAAACGAGCCAGATATTCGTTATCTTTACTCAGAATACAATCGTTCTACGCAAAATGGCGGCAACGTTGCCAACATCATGCAGAACGACGACATTCGACTTGCACGATGGGCTGGACAGACGATAGATGGCAAGAAACACAGTGAAAACCGAATGGAAGGAGACTCTGCGTTTCCTTTTGAGGGTGCTTCCGATGTCCGTTGCAGGATAACCGACAAGACCATCAATGAAATAGTCGCTATCCTGATGACTACCTTTGACCGCTGTAAGGTGAAGGTCAAGGGAACCGAATATAACGACTATGATTTCGCTGGTTCAGCCAACGTGCTGATGGAGTGGTTCACGCAGTCAAAGATGCGTAATGAACTCCGTAATGAGGCTGAACTTCTCGCCCAATACACACAGCAATACGGATGGTCTGGGCTTCATGTGATGTGGGAACAGGAAGAAGCCGTCCGTTATCAGGTTATCAGGATGGATGAGGTCATGCAGGTCGTTCAGGCGGCTATTGCCCAGAACCCTAATTCAGCCCTCAAAGACCTACCAGACGCTATCCAAGACCCAGCAAAGGAAGCATACGCTTGCGACCTGATTGCGATGTATATCGAGACGCTTTCTCCGAAAGAAATCAAGAAAATGGTCAAGGAACTCCGTGAGGACGGAAAAGCAAAGATTCCTGAGACATACACATCAAAGAACATCCCTTCAGTCCAAGCCCTGAAGCCTTTCGATGAGATTTCATTCCCTCCAGAAACAATCGACATTCAGAACGCTCGTGTAATCTTCAGACGCACGTTCGTCACTGAGATGGAAATCAGAAGCCAAGCCGCAAAATTAGGCTGGTCTGATGAGTTCGTCCAGCAAGCCGTTAATGTCGCTGGACTACGTTCTAATTTCCACGACCCCAATGTTCTTCCTGCCGCCACGCTGATTAATTATCAGATTAACAGGCAGATGCACATGATTGAGTTAGTGTATGCCTATACCAAGGGAATCGACGAAAATGGCTCACAGGGAATCTATTGCACCATTTTCTGCCCTCGTGCTGGCAGTGAAATCTACGCCAGCCATGAACTTCTTGGATACGCCCATAATAAGTATCCGTTCGTCATTTATCGCAGAGAGAAACTCCGTCGTCCTGTTCAGGAATCTCGTGGCATACCAGAGGTCGCCATGACAGACCAAGAGGAAATCAAAGCCCAGCATGACTCAATCAGGGATAGGACAGCGTTCACCACGATGCCTCCTATCTTGGTCAAGAAGCGTTTGACTGGTATAAATAAGATTGCACCCGGAATTCACCTTCCTGTCACATCTCCAGATGATTATCGTTTCATGCCGACTCCGACTGGAGATGCCAGCCTTGCGTTCAACTTAATCGATAGGGTTGAACTTAATCATTGTGCCTATTTTGGACTCTATCATCCGCAGGTGATGCCACAAAAAACCCAGACGACACAGCAGTTCTTCGTTAATAACTGGCTGGATGTGTGGAGCGAGGCGTTCAACATGATTTTTAGCCTGATGCTTCAATATATGGAGCCTACTGAAATCGAGGCCATCACAAACAAGCCGATTCCTCAGAACCTAAGTTCAATCAGCAATCAATACGATTTCCAACTCAAGTATGATGTGCGTGAGATGGATACCGACTTTGTGATGGAGAAACTTAAGGCTGTCATGCAGTTCGTTATGCCGCTTGATTCCGCTGGGGTTATTGACAAGTCAAAGTTGGTTCGTGCGGCAATCGAGGCTATCGACCCAGACAAGGCAAAAGACCTCATCCTTGAGACTACCAGTGCATCTCAGATGCTTTATAAGGATATACAATCCGACATCGGACTCATGATGCTTGGAAATGAAGCCCAGTATGTCGAAAATGACCCTGCGGCTCAAACCAAGTTGCAATATCTTCAGGATATCATGCAAAAGAACCCGAAGGCACAGCAGACAATGCAACAAGACCCGCATTTCAGGGCGTTGCTTGATAACTATGTCAAGAATCTCCAGATGTCGGTCAGCCAGCAACAAAACAAGCAGATTGGTAGAACTGGTGTCACCCCAGTCGGTCAACAGGCTGGTAATCAAATTCAAGGCTCTATACAGCAAGCGGAACAAGCCCAGAATCAACAGCAACAGCAACAATAATGTTACCACAGGAAATAATTCAAGGGATGTCGTTTGAGTCAGGAAATCTGACTTGGAAAGCAGTCCATATGCTCATCGACGCTTCCATCGAATCTGAGGTCGCTCAAGTCGTTTCAAGGGAAAACAAAGGCGAAGATAGGGCTTGGTATGCAGGAAGAGCCGAGGCTCTCATGTCATTCAAGGCCATTCTCATGAACACACGGAATGATATCCTGAAAGACCAAGGCAGACCGCCTGAAGGCTTTGGTTCGTGAGAAATCGGTTCTATAAGAACATACTACTTGCTTAATATAATTTCGTATAATAACTGACGGATAGTTCTGGGACTATAACACCCTGTTTAAAGGCACTTTAGACCTCATCTAATGACTACAGAAAATCAATCCGACCTTGGGACGGAATCAAACAACCCCACGCAAAACGAGCCGCTGACCACGCGATTCGATAACTCAAGACTCGCTGACATCGTTAGCAAGTCCTTCCTAAGTGGTGAGGAAGTGAAGGAAACTCCAGTTTCCGAAGAAAACACTGGAGAAGATGCCGTTCAAGCGACGGCAGAACAAGAAGAAGGTGAAGTTCATTCACAGTTGACAGAAACAGAAGCCGAACAAGAGAAGCCAGAGGACTCCGAGGAAACCGAAGAAACCAAGTCCGACGACGATGAACTTGAGAGGGGCTTGCCCAAAGGGGTTAAGAAACGCATCGACAAACTTGCGGCTAAACGCCGTGAGGCAGAGGCAGAGGTCGAAAGATTGAAGAATGAGTTGGATAGACTGTCGCAAGAGGCTACCAAGCCAGCACAGAATCCGACCAAGGACAATCCTTACGCCAACCTGTCCTCGCTTGAGGAAGTCAGCCGAGAAGTTGACCAAGCCAAGCAGATTCGCAGATGGTGCGAAATGAACCCAGATGGTGCAACAGTCGTAGGAAAAGACGGAAAGGAAGTGGATTATTCCGCTGAAGAAATCCGAAACATCAAGATTAAAGCCCTTGATGCAATCGAGGAACATCTTCCAGCCAGAGCGAAGTATCTTCAGAACTACCAGCAGGTAGAACAGATTGCTACTAAGGAATATCCATGGTGGAAAGACCGCAGTTCGTCGGAAAGACAAATTGCAGAATCTTTCATGAAGCACTTCCCAGAAATCCAGAGATTTCCCGACTACAAGATGGTGCTAGGAGACTATATCCGTGGTGTTAAGGCGAGAGAGTCAACCGCCAAGAGAACCACGACTATCGCTTCAAAGCCTCCCATCCAGCCTAAAGCAACCGCATCCCCGCAGAGACTTTCCCCAAAGGAAGTCAGCGTCAAGGAATCGCAAAAGCGTTTCGCTGTTACTGGCAACCGAGATGACCTCAGTTCAATCATCGCTAACCGATTCCTGTAATCATCCTAAAACCTATTAAATATCATGGCTAATCTCACAGAACCATCATTCACATCGGGTAAGCGAGAAGAACTCGCTGACCTCATCTCCCTCGTTGATGCTAAGGATACTCCTTTCACCTCGATGGCTAAGAAAGGCTCAAAACCCGGAAATACGCACTTCCGCTGGCAGGCCGACAGACTCCCGACCCCTAAGACAACTGGCACAATCGACGGCACAGATGTCTCTACATACGAAAACTATGTCAAGGACGGCTCAACTGTCTATCGTGCTGAACTCCAAAACACCATCCAAATCTTCCGCAGAAGCGTCCGTGTGTCTCCGCTGACACAGGATATCGCTGTGGTCGCTGGCGTTCGTGACGAACTCGCTAACAACGTCGCCAAGGGAATCCAAGCCCTCAAGCGTGACATGGAATCCACCATGTGCTCAAGCAATGGTGCTCAGCAGGACAACGGCTCAGTTCCTTACCAGACTCGTGGCCTTGGCAAATGGCTTCTCGCCTCTGGTGATGCTAATCAGGATGCCTATCTTCCTATCGACAGCAACTTCCAGACACCTACAGCCAATCGTTCTACTGTCGGAACAGCGGCTCTTACCGAAACTGTCGTGCAGAACGTCCTTACAGGCATCTACACACAGACTGGTCAGTTCCGTGATTTCGACCTCATTTGCGGCTCTGCCCTGAAGAGAGCGTTCACGAACCTCGCCTACACTTCGACATCAACTGGTTCGACAAACACTCAGTCTGCTATCCGCACCCTGAATCGTGAGTCTGACGCTTCGACCTACATCTCGTCTGTCGATGTCTTTGAAGGCGACTTCGGCAAACTCCGTCTGCACCCTTCGCACTTCCTTAACGTTGATTCCAACGGCATCGGCAATACCTTCAAGGGTTATGTCATTCCGTTCGACCTCGTTGAAGTCCGCTATGGTGGCAACGTCGCTGGTGTCACAGCCCTCCCGAACTACGGCGGTGGTGAAGCCAGACTGATTGAAGCCGTTGCTGGCCTCTGCGTCTATAACCCGCTTGGTTTCGGGACTTTCGACTTCTCTGCCTAACCTGTAAATGTCAGACTTAATTCAAAGTCTGGCAGAGGTGGTTCCTCCTGACCTTAGAAATAGGGTTAAGGAGGAACTCCTTTATGGTTGGAGAAGCCAAGAGGTCGAGGCAAAGAAGATTGCCAAACAAAGTGGTCATTTCGACCGCTTCAATGAACATAGGGCTGTCGATGGCATCGGCAGACCTATCGCTAAGATTCCGCTGTCTGCCTACCACTATTGGGGACATCGGCTTGGGTATGAGTGCTGGGAGGACGACCAATTCCTGAAGGAGTTCCTCAGAGATAACCAAGAGGTTGCTGTTCGCAATTATGCCAAAAAAACAGTAGTTAATGGTGCTGTATTCACCGCAGACGGATACCTGACAAAATGAGGACTGTTGACTTCAGCCAGATTCTTTTCAATGCCCTGCAATTCAGCGGCAACGACAGAAACAACATATCTGCTGAAACATTTGCTCAGTTCAGGGACTTTTCTCAATTCAGGCTTCGTGAGGCTTGGGAGTCATCCCAATGGCCTGATGTCACTAGGCTTGAATATTTCACAACTCAGGTTGACCCTCCGCAGTCAGGCCAGACGGCTGATTCTGTCGGTATAACATATTTCATACAGTCAGATAAGGCCAGTGAAATACTTGCCGTCTGGAATAGAAATCCGCAGGACTCAACTAGGGCCGTCGAGATAGGATACAACCTGTATGACGATGGAACGACAAAGAAGGTCATTCTGATGAGTGTAATCAAGGAGGGTTGGTATATGTATCGCCTTCCTGTTCCGCAACTCACAGGTGACCCATACGACCCTAGCGTTACTTACTATCAGGATTCTCAGATTTATTTCGATTCAGGCTCAGGAACAGGCTCGTTAACCCCTGTCCTTGGTCGTCCGCATAGCGGAAACTTTTACACCTGCTCCGTTTCATCGACCACTGCTGGGCAGAATCCCAACAACAGCCCTTCATCTTGGACTAAGATAAATATTCCTTATGTCTTTGGTGCTTATATGTCATGGGGAGCCGCCGCCAATTGGTTTGTGTCAGAAACAATGATTCAAGAGGCTACAGTCATAGAGGCTAAGGCCAAGGAAGTCCTTGAACTTGAATACGACAAGTTACTCCGTCAGCAGTCTCAGTTCGGAAGAATAAACATGAGCAGAACTTACTAATTTTATGTCAATAATTCAAACATCCTCACCTTTCCTGCGTAGTTTCACGCATCTTGATACGACTGTTGGAAATACTACCAGCACAGTTCTTGACAAGCCAGCCGTTGGTGAAAAGCGTATTCTTGTCGTTATTCAAAACAAAAGCACAACGGCTAATATTTTTGTGATTCTTAACGACACAGGCGACTCTGGCATTTTAGTTCAGCCCCTTCAACTTATCTCGATTGATAACTGGAATGGCATCGTGCGTTGCAACGCTGATACGGCTGGAACTGCCGTTCATGTCGCTTACTCGCAAGTCTGATGCTTGCTAGAACCTTCCAGTTAAAACTGGTAGGCAAATTATTGGTGGCTGTTCCTCAGAAACCGAAGAAATAATGCTTACAAGAGTTAAACATAACTACAGCGTTGGAAAGGGCTTTACGCTTACTTTTCCTTCTGGTGGTGGCATTACATTTCCTCCATATGGAACCATCCTTTATACAGAATACGGAACTGGATATGCGTTAGGTTCATTTGTTCATTCAAATTATTTAGGTTTCGACATTCCTTCTGAAACTTGTGATTTAAATTGGGTAGCAGATGGAGTTGGTGGCTCTTTTGCAGATTGGAATAATGCAACTAATGTTAAATATTATCCTTCTGGAACTGTAATTGCTGTTTCTTATAATCCATATCCAGCAAACCCTATAGAAGTTCCTACTGGTTCTGGAAATTATTATATGAGTGGAACTGATGATTCAAGTTCTGAAACTTGGGATGGTTATGGAAATATAACAATAATTTCTTCTGGCAATTTTACATATTATTCTGTAACAACTCCGATATACGACCATAATTACAATCATGAAACTGAAGTTCCTTCTGGGAGTGTTACTACTTACTGGAATGGAATATATGATATATATACTTATGTTTGGGATGGATTTGGTGGCTATGTAGATGTGTTATCATCTGTAAATAACGGGTATTTATTTGGAAATGGAATAGAAGTTTCAGAAACATTAAGATATGAGTCTGGAAATTCATATTCTGAAGTTCCTACTGATTCAATGCAATATTACCCCAATGGAATGATTTCTACTGGAAGTTATTTATGGGATGGAATGGGTGGATATTATACAGATGATAATTTTTTCCAAAGCGGTAATTATTTTGGATATGGTGTTTCTATAACATCAACTTCATCAGATGCTCAATCACAAGTTCCTAATAATGGAAATTGGTATAATAACGGACTTAGTAATAATGCAGACTATTTCTGGGATGGCAACGGAGGTTACTACGCAAATTATTATCAAAGCGGAAGTTATTATAGTGCAGGGGTCGAGGTAGATTCCAGCCTTAGAAGCAACTACTATAACCATCAAACAGAGGTTCCGACTGGCTCTAGTATGATGTATGATAACGGATACCAGTCAGCAGATACTTACTGCTGGGATGGTAGCGGCGGCTATTATGCCTCAAGCATAGCAACAAATGATTACTACACCTACGGAACATACATCACAAACGATGGAACTTGGACATATTACTGGGATGGCATGGGTGGATATTATTACTAACTAAACTTTATGACTAACATTATTACACGAAAAGAACTTATAATCGAGGCTGGATGGTCTGCCTTCGTCAATGGAACCGAATACCTTGGCATCAAGGAGTTCCCAAAGGGCGGCAAGGCTTTCACATCACTTACGATTATCACCAAGCCTACGCAGGAAGAACTGCTGGCTGAACTCACGGCTCAGGGCATCACACAAGCCCCTGCTCCTATCCCTACTCCTACACCCTCTACCCCTAAGAAATAATGATTACCCTTATCTTATTCATAATTACCTTCCTTGGCGGTGTTTATGTCGGTGCTAGATGGGCTGAATGGCTCAGAGAGTGCTTTCACGCTATCACAGGTAAGTAATGGCTAATGACTACCAGCAGGACGGAGACGTGCAGTTCGTCGGGCTTAATAGCCGCGACAATCCTGCCGCCTTGCCCAAAGGAATAGTCAATCAGTCACAGAACTTCAGATTAGACAGAGGCGTAGCAACAGTAAGAAAAGGACTACAAAGAAAAACAGCATCGGTATTGGTCGGTCAGCAGATTTATGGCTCTGGATGCTATCTTGACAGCACAGGTCAGGAAATCATAATCCTTGTCGTAACAAACGGAATATATACTTACAATCCTCAAACTGAAGCCCTGTCAGCAAAGATTAATTTCCCTAGTGGAGAGACTGTCACATCTTCCGTAGGCGTGGATGTCGTAGGTGCTATTGACAAGGTTTATATCAGCAGAGGGCATGAGAAGCGTCCGTTGGCTTGGGACTTGAACGTGACCATAACCGCTTTCCCGACAAGCGGAACAGGTAACGCTTTCCCGAATTGCATAGGTCTTTTATACTACTGCAATCGTATGCTTGCGATTGGACAAGACCACAACGAGGGATATACGGCTGTCAATCATCCACGGACAAGGGATACAGTTTGTGTCAGCAATTACCTTGATTTCAATAACTGGGACATAGCGGATGCGTTCACCTTCAACCAAGGCTCAAATGATGAGGTGGTTGCGGTGTCTCCATGGACGCTCAATGAGTTCATCGTGTTCATGCGTAACAGCATTTACTACACGAACATCGGCCTCGGAAGATACGCTTACAGCGACCCGCTTGGAACAGACTCGTTTGTAAAGACGCTTGTCAGCGACATCGGTTGCATGGCTAAACGAAGCGTCGTTCAGGCAGACGGAGGTATCATTTTCCTGTCAGATACTGGGGTTTATTTCATGTCTCCGTCTCAGGTTGGCTCCAATGAGTCAATGAGACTGCTTACTCAGGCAGAACCTCTTTCAGCACCAATCAACGATGTCATTCAGCGAATCAACAGGAATTATGCTAATCGTGCTGTTGCTTCCTATTGGAACGGACGCTATTATCTTGCCGTTCCTCTGGACGATTCGACTGCTAATAACGCTGTTCTTGTTTTTAATTTTATCCTTAAGCAGTGGGAGTCAGTAGATGTCTATCCTGCTGGATTTGATGCACTTAACTTCGTGGTCGCAAAGAAGGACAACCAGCGTCGCTTGTTTGTCATAGACAACGATGAAGGCATTTTCCTGATGGAACAACTCGATTGGGACGAATACGGAGCAGCCATTGGAACCCCAATTCTTCCGTTCTACCTTCCTGCGACAATCAGCCCATCTTCGTTCCAAAAGAACCAGATTAACGCTGTATTGAGGACAAGAAGTTATACATTTAACACTTATTCCGATAAGCGTTACACGAATTCCGAGGTCAATTACCAGTTCCAAGCGGGTAGCCATATTGAGGCGTATGCTGATATCTCTAATCAGGACTCGATTGAGCACATCGACAACTACGGCTCACCTACGGACAACGATGAAACACGCAGAACTCCTATCAGAAGATACGGAACCTCGATGCAACTGCGTTTTATAGCAGACAACCTCAGACCTTCCATTCGCTCTGCTTTCGTGTATGCTACTGTGAAGGTCAAGAACATCATTTCTAAGAAATAACATGGCACAAATACTTAAAGGACAGACATTTAACAACGGAGACCAAGTTACTGGGACGACCCTTAATCAACTCGTCGATGCGGCTACGTTGCTTACAGGTGCTATCACGGAGCAAGGCGTTTTCACAGGCCCAATTAACTCGTTAGACCTCCTTCTTATCTACGACCAAAGCACTAACTCGCTCAGAAAGTGCAATATTAATGATATCTTGAGTTCAGGTATCGCAATGACCACTCCGACAATCATCGGTTCTGTTGGTGCTGACATTACGCTTACACCTGCGTCTGGATATGCGTTCAGCGTGGTCGGCAACCAGACTATATCTGGAACGCTTGGAGTCACAGGCAATACTACCATCGGAGGAACACTTTCAGTAACAGGGTCATATAATGATATCAATCTTGGAACAGGAAAGAACGTGACGCTTTCATCTGCCCCTGTCACTTCAATGCAAGCCGCCAACAAGGGTTATGTTGATGGAACCTTGTCAGCCGCATCCAACGGATATGTAAAACTTCCGAACGGACTCATTATACAATGGGGCTTTGATTCCACTTCATTTGGAAATACAACAACCTTTCCTATAGCGTTTCCCAACAACTGCTTCAATGTCTCAGTCACATTGAACACATCAGTCAACTCAACTCAAAGCGGTGTCGCTATCTATTGTGCTATTTATTCCAAAACAACTACAGGTTTTACAACTCAAGGAATTGGCTGGAATTCTGCCTCAGTTTCTGGAAAATACTGGTTCGCAATAGGAAACTGATGCTTCTCACAGACCTCATCAGTTTTATCAAAGAAACGCACAAGAAGTTTCCTTGGGCTGATGGGGCTATTGGTCAGTATCTTAGTTGGGCTTTCAGCAAGGACTACCTGTTCGTTGAATCAGATGAAAACGGCATTTCTGGCATGATGATAGCATATCCGTTGCCAAAGGCTTATGATGGCACTAATGAATCGCTACTTCCATCAGACATTGAGTTCAATAAAAACAGCGAAAAGTGGTCTGAATTGTGCATAATGGATGCAATTTTTACCACAGTCGAATCAAGGAAACGGATAGTCGGTAAGTTCATGCAACGCTACCCGAACTGGGAAAGCCAGACAAAATGGGCTGTCAGAAAAGGCAAGGTAAAGCAACTTACCAATAAATACATAACACTTACGAAAGACTTACAAAAATGAACATATTTAACAACATTCCCAGATTTGGGTTACAAATTCCATTAGCAGGAATGGCTATTGGCGGTGCTCTTGGTGCTGGAACTGCTATTGGTGCTACAGGTGGTATGATGCTTGGCTCTGCCGCCGCAGGTGCTCTTGCTGGAGGAACAGGTGCTGGCAAGATTTCAGCCCCTGCCGCCAGAAACTACCAAGGCGAAATGCAGTCAGCACTGACAGCACAAGGGAATATACAAGGCCAACTGCTTGGGCTTCAGAATCAGTATGTTCCGTTCTATCAGCAGATGCAACAGACGGCCCTCATGGGTCAAATGGGCAATGTGAACGCCCAGTATCAGGCCGCTTTGCCTTATTCGCAGGGCTTACAAAGCCAGTATGCTCAAGGAATGGGGTCTGTGTATGGTAATGTCGGTCAAACGGCTCAGGGAGCCTATAATGCCACGATGAACCCTGCCATGGCTGGGCTTCAGAACAGCATGGCTCAGACAGTTCAGGGACAACTTAACGCTGGAACCAATCTCACCCCAGACCAAATGCAACAAGCCCAGCAGTCTGCTAGGGCGGCTATGTCGGCTAGGGGTCTTTCTGGCAATCAGGCGGCTCTTGGCGAGATGCTTAATACCTACAACATGGGTCAACAGCGTCAGCAACAGGCTCTCAGCAACGCTGGGGCTGTGTATGGTCAGGGTATGCAAAATGCTAATGCCGCTATGTCAACTTATGGAACGCCACTCATGGCTTCCATGGCTGGAATGACATCTACTGGACTTATCGGAACTGCTGGCTCTCAGAACGCAAGCCTTAACCAGAATATGCTGTTCAACCCTGAATCCCAGTATAACGCTGGCATTTATGGTGCTAATCAGTCTAATACAATGCAGACTCAACTTGCCAATCAACAGGCTCAGTCTGGCTGGCAGTCTGGTATGCTTGGAATGGCTGGCTCGCTTGGCGGGGCTATCTTGAAAAATCCTAATCTTGTTGGCGGTGGTAATCCAAACCCTTCATTTAATCCATCTACAGGAAGCCTCTGGGGGGGGGGAGGTATTCTTTAATTTATGCCATCTAATTTTGGACAATATACTGGCGGGATTGCTCCTGTTCAGGGAATCTCTGAGGCAGGTGCTCGCATCGGCCTGATGAACCAGCAGGGACTGAATAACTTCGGTCAGTCTCTCGCTGAAGGTATTCAGACATACAACGATAACAAGTCGATGAACGACTTCTTAGACCAAAAGGCTCAGGTTCTTGGTCAGCAAATCATGCAATTCCATGATATGTATGCTCAGAACCCTGAGATGAAGCCGTTTGCTGATAGTCTTATGCCGTATGCTGATACGCTTGCAAAGACTTCCTCCATGTCTCTTGCCCAGAAGAAAGGTGCTATTACAGAGGTGGAGCATGGGTTCAGCAATATCGGCCCCCAGTTACAGGCGTTCATGCAGAACAAGGACATGATGCTTCATCAGAATCTTGGAACTGCCGCTAACTTATACATAGGCAAGACAACCATGGAAGTTCCTGCCGTCGTTGATAAAGCACTAAATGCTTATGATTTTGGCAAGACTCCAGCCCAGAATCAGCAGGACTTTGCCTCTACGCTTGAAAGCATGAAGGCTCAGGGTGCTAATATCGACATCCCAGACGTTCTTAAGCGATGGGCTGATGCGGCTCCGACTCGTCTTGGTCAGGCCAAGTTCGACAAGTTCGGCAAGCCTATCAACCCAGATGTCCAGAACGCCGCTATCCAGCAACTCAAAGACCAATCGGCACTTGATACAGGAAGTTATACATCGGATGCTAACTATCTTGAAAAAGAACACGCTCTCGATGAGTCCGTTAGTTCAGATGTCGTCAGCCAGTTAAACGAACAGGCAAAGGCTGACAAGGCCGCTGTCACTGGTTTTGCTCCTAATTTCCAAGAAGGTCTAAAGAAACTTTCTGATGCGGCAAACGCTGAAAAATCAATGGCATCAAAAAATGCTTCTGAACTTGCATTGGCAGGCTCTGATATTGCGAAGAGTGTTTTATCATCAATACTTAAGAAGGTTAATGACGGAGAAACCATAACTCCATTAGATATAAAAATGGCACTTGGAAGCGAAGAGGAAGCAAGAAACCCAACAACAAAACCTATCGAATCATTCCCCTACTATGGCTCAGGTATGGCAACTCCGTTTATTGTTGGAAACCAGAAAGCACCATCAGTTCGTTCACCTGCGACAAATGTTGTGTTTAATGCACTCTCTGGAATGAACGACGACGCTAAATTGTCATCCAGTCAGGTTCTTGATTTAGTTAATAAAGTATTGCCAAAAGTTGACCAATTTAAACAGTCTGCTGATGCTATGGCTGAAAAAGCCAAGAATATTGCCGCTGGTGCTCCTATTGAACAGTCTAAATATCAAGCCCAGCAAGTCTCCATGGGCGAGGCTAATGTCGGCTCAAAGTCTGTTGAAAGCCCTTATATCGACTACGACAAGATGCGTAGGGATACCGCCAATTTCGTTGCGGCTCGCATGGGCTACAAGGATTCAAGCGGAAATCCTGTCCTTCCTGCTGGATTTGACGAGACGTTCAACAAGATGCACCCAGAGGCTTCATTGAAGGTCGTTCAGACCTCTGCGGGTCAGATGATGTGGAATGGCAAAGAATGGGTTCAAACGAAACTTCCTCAGACAATCGAGCAACAGCGTAAGGCCAATCAAGGCGTATTCGGTATTCCTACTGAAAATGGACTTGCTCCAGCCGAAAGAGTCAAAGGTTCTGGAATCGCACTGGGAGGAATCTTCACAGGTTCCGACGAGGAACTCAAAGAATTCAAGGCGAACGAAATTTCAACGGCTCAGACGATTGATGCCGCCAAGACGCTCTCTGATGTCATTGATACTCCGTTCCACTCGCTTCTGCCAACGCAAAAAGCAAGGGCTGAACTTGCGATGGCTACTCTTGCGTCTGGCTTGAAAAACACGCTGTTCTCGAACTCCAGATACACGGAATGGGAGCAGGAAATCATCAAGAAAATCAATGTTGACCCAAAGGAATTCTTAAGACTTGACAGCGGAGACAAGGTGAGACTTCTTAATATTGTGGAAAACAACAAGAAGAAACTTGCCATGCAAGCAGGTCAGAACGGACTTACGATAAGGTTCAGCGATTCAAATCCCCAAGCCGCCGTTCAGTCCGCAAGAAACCAGAGATTCGGAATAGGAGGCTAATATGGCTGACTTATACGCTTCACCAAATCCCGCTGGCTCTTACTCCGACAACAGCGGGATTGAGATGGTCACTGGCAATCAGGAATTCGACAAGTATCTTTCTGGCTTAGGAACTGAGGAAAAGCAGAAGGCTCTCGACGCATATAACGCCCCTCCGACTGGAGAGGAATTGAACAATATGCTTCAGCAGAAGAACGCTCAAGGAGAGGTCTTTGAGATGGCTCCAGACCAATACAATACTTGGAAGCAGTTCAGAAAGAACCAAGAAACCCACATCCTTAGCGGAATGGGCGAAGCCGCCATGTCTGTCCTTGGAGACTTCCAGAAGGCCGCAGGTGCTGTCGCTGACCACCCTCTTGAGGCTTTCGCCAAGGCTACGCCTTCCACAATCGAGGCTTTCGCACAAGGAACACGCAACTTGTATGGTATGCTAGCACAATCCAGCGACCCGAACTCGATACTGTTCAAGATGAAGCAAGGTCTTACCGCTGACGGCTCAGACCCGCAAGCGGAATACCAGCAGTTCCTTGATGCCCAGAAATTCAACATACATTCTGGAAACTTAGCGTCTGGCAAGGAGACGCTGATAATGGATAAGGATGTCATTGACCACGATATGACACAGGCGATGTCTTATATCGCTGACCCTACGCTGTTCATTCCTTTCGGTGAAGTCGCCTCCGCTGGCATGAGAGCCGTTGGAATGGGTGAGAAACTTGCGGCTCTTTCTGCCAGAACCTCGATGATTAAGTCTGCCATAATCGGCGGGACACTTAAGTGGGGTGTCGGTGCTCCAATCGAGTTCGCTGGGAAAGTGGTCAGAGGAACGATTGACAGGACGCTTGAAACTGCTGGTAACATCTTTGAGGGTGCTACTGGCATTTCTGCCAAGGAAGCCAATGCTACGCTCAGGGCTTCATCAATCCCAGTCACAGCCGCATCTTTCGCTGGACACAGCATCCCTGTGGCATCTGATATTTCAAAGATTTATGTCGCTGGAAGCACAGCCGCTGGCGTAGGAGAGGCTTTCAGGACGCTTGGCGACCAGATGATGAACCAGCAGTTACGCAGAGGAAATCTTTCGTTTGCGGCTCAGGCTATCATAGACACAAAAAACGCTGGAATCCCTCTTTCTGCACACGCAGAAGGAATCCTGAGAGTCCTTAACGCAGTTGACCCTGTTCTTTCTTATGGTGCTACCATCGGAGAAGGCATGGTTCATGGTGCTGTTATCGGAGGTGGACTTGGCTATCTTAGCGGAGAAGAAGAAGGCATGGCTCACGGAATGGGTGCTGGCATGGCACTTGGTGGAATCGGTGCTGGACTTGGCAAGGTTTATGCAGATGTCTCAGGTGGAACACGCTTTGAAAGAGCCGCAGTTCAGGGTCAGTTTGCACTCGATTTCTACAAGGAAAACGACCCATCCCTGTATCAATTCTGGTCTAAGGCTATAATTGATGCCAATGGAGATACTGCTAAGTTAAACGCCATCTATCAGCATATCGGTTCAATCGACACGATTGCTGGCAAATACACCGCTGATATGCACACAACGCCAGAGCAATACTCTGCGGCTATCAAGGCGATGGGATACGACCCAGAAACAGGTGCTATCATTGACCCTGCCACTGGAAAACCTCCGATTGGTGCTGACGGAAAGCCTATCGTCAGAATGGCTTCAGCCAATGAGTTCCAAGAGTCAGGTGGTTTTTGCGTCATCAATAAGGACGGAAAAGTTCACGTCGTCATAAATGGTGCTAAGGACTGGTCTGATGTCCTTCCGCACGAGTTATTCCATGCCGTCATGCGGACTACCCAGATGTATGATAAGTTCATACAGGACTGGAGTAGCCATCTGTTCGGCAAGTTCGGAACTGATGGCACTAAACTTGAGGGTGCTAAGATTGACCCAGATGAGTTCAGGGACTTCTACAAGCGTTATGTCAATGGCATAAAAGACCCTGCTGAGAAGGCCGCAAAGATGAAGATGGCTGATGTTTTCCATGAGGAATGGAAGAACGCCAATGGAGACTTCAGCCAGATGGAGAAGAATAACCCGCAAGCCTCCGCTTTCCTGAAGCAACAGTCCGAAGAGTTCGCCGCTTATTACTACACACAGTGGATTAAAGGCAAGCCTCTCGACTACCTGTTCCACGGAGGAAAACTTCCAGCGATGCGTGGTGCGATGGAGAACATCAAGAACAGATTCCTTGATTTCTGGGCTAACAAGGTCAACAAGGAGGCTCCCTCGTTTGACTTCAACGCTACGGACGCAAGCGGTAAGCGAGTCGGACTCGATGCCGCCTTCCAAGGTGGAAAAGAAGGTGGAAGCCGTGTCAGGGTTCCATCCCTCGACAGGATGCTTGAGGACTTACTTCGTATGCAGTCCCAGACAAAAGCCAGAGAAGGAGGCGTTTCTATCAGAGAAATGACCCCTGCTGGACGCTTGAACTGGATTAAGAACAACGGAGTGGATGGACTTATCCATGCCATCGACCCTGTTACTGGCGAGTTCAAGGGCATCAATAAGGCCCAGCAGGATAAATGGCGTAAGCAGAACGCTGTCGATGTCGTCAATTCGCTTAACAGGCTTCATGGAAAGAACGAAAATTCTTATTCTGGGCCGTTCACGGAAGAGCAACTTACGCACTTAGTCAATGAAGGCGTATGGACTCAGGCTTTTGCTGACCGCATCAAGTCGTTCCAAGAAGCCCTCGCAGACCCTACAAAGCAAAATGTCTTTTATCATCAATACCATGGAAAGACGCAGGAAATCTCAACAAATCCTAATGCCGCCAGACTTACAGGCGACCAAGTTCCTGTCACGGACAGAGCGACAGTCCCAGTCAAGATGGACTTGGCGTTCGGAAAAGATGGAACATTCAAGGCCAATCTTCTTTCCGTTGATAAGAAGGTTCTTGACGCAAGAATAAATGAGCAGTGGAAAAACCCTGAAGTCCAGAAACTCTGGGGTAGCAACAGGGACGACATGATACAGGATTACATCAAGTATGTGAACAATATGTCCGCTGATGAGTCTTTCAGGCAACTTTCTGCCGTGTTGCTTGAGGATGGCAGGGGAAATGGTGCTCGTATGCGTGATGTGTTTCATCAGATGACTGGCGTGGTAAAGGCAAAAGGACGCAGATACGAAAACGCTCCTATCGCTGACATAGTTCGTCCGCAGGTTTCTACAGCCCAGAATCTCAGCCTTGATTTGATGTCTCCGCTGACAGTAGATGCTAGCCATCCAAGACTTAACTTCACTGAGGACTCGTTAATTGACCACAGCAGAAACTTCCATATTTCTGACATGGACTCGGAGGACGCTCCAAATGGAAAGATTTATACACATGAACTCGGCTATAAGTTCAATATGTTCCAAGGTGGCAAGACTAAGTTATTTGACAAGGACGGCAAATTCATTGGCACATACACTGATGCCGAATCTGCTGGAAAAGCCGCAGAAAAGCATAACGCCGCATATGAAGCCAAGCGTCCAGCCGACATTGTTGAAGGAGACAAAGTTCAGCGTTCTTATGCTGGAAAGTTTAATATCATTCCAGATGATGCTAGGGCTGAAGCAAAGCAGACTGGAGACATCGCACAGACTGAATGGGGTAAGGCTTTCATCGGTGACAGCCAGTGGATTCCGCAGACTCGTGAAGAGTTCATGCTTGGAAAACTTCTTGAACTCAGACAGGGAGACCCAAAGCAGGTGGAACAGGTTTTCAAGGCTGGATATAATAAATATAACCAACTTGACCAAGCGGTAGGAGAGTTAAAGAAACAAAAACTTGCCGCTTTCAATGCAAACGACAAGGCAAAGGTTGATTCCATAACTGAAACAATCGGTAAGATTGACCAGATTCGTAGCAGATTGACGACAATTCATACAATGTATGAAGAAGCGGAGGCACTTTCTGTCGCAAACTCAGGAATTGGCTCAAAGATATTGTCAGACTTGAACAGAATCAGGCAGAACTCTCCAGCATATTATCATCTCGCAGATGGACTGTTCGGAGACTTGCATAACAGCCAATTCCAGACAGGAAAGCCGTTCACAACTGTCGCCACGCATGGAACCATCAGCATGGACTTCATCCGAGACAAGGAGTTCAAGGCTTCTGAACTAGGAACAAGGCATGGCTCGCTTGATGATAAACAAGGTGCTTTTCTTGCTGGTAGCACACGCACTTCTTATAATTACTCAGAGATTCCGACAATCAGTGGCAATAATTATGTGCAGACTCGTGAGATGTTCAGGTCTGATAATCCGCTTGTCGTCGATATGAAGCACGACGCATATGACAGCCAGATATATAATAAGTTCTTTAAGCAAGCCAAAGAAGGCAATCACGATGTCGTCGTCATACAAAATGTGAAGGATGGTGCTCCGTCAGATACTGTGTATGTGGTAATGAGTGACAAATTGCATAACATCGCCAGATTTGATGAGCATATCGGAAAGGATATAATCAGCACAGAGGATGATGCTGGACAACTTCACATCAGAGGCCCAGTCCAAGAATCAACCCCTCGTGGAGACGTGCTTACAAGCCATGATGTCGGTCTTTCTTGGCATCAGTCTGGGCAGGAAGGAGAGCAAGGCAAACGCACAACTTGGCAGAATATGTTCTATTCTCCGCTTAAGAAAGTCGTTAACAAGATTCTTGATGAGACGACAGGCAATTCTCAGTCAATCAAGGCGGCTCGTCTGCTTAACCTGATTAAGAACGCCTCTGGTGGAGATGTCGGAAGAATCCTTACTGAATCTGAGGCTATCGGACTTACTGACTTTTTAAAAGAAAAGGGTCAACAGATTATTCCCATACAGGATGTAAAGGACTTCATCGAGAAGAACGGAATAACCATCAAGACAAACAAAGATACAACAAGAGTATATGCTGACTTTGGAGACACGCAGGAATATATTTCAAAACCTTGGAATTGGCCTTATGGAAATAAGCATCTTAATTATCATACAATACTTGTTCACATAAACCCAGAACACGCTCATGGTGTTGCTGGTCACTTTAACGCAGAAAGTCCTACGGGAACAACAGGTGATACTTTAGTTCATGCTAGAGGAACGATGAGAATAGACGCTGAAGGTAAGAAAGTATTCCATGTCGAAGAAATTCAACCTCAGAACTCAAGAGCAAATGCTCTTACGGAAGAACAACTCAATTCAAATATCAAGGCAAGAGATGAACTCAAGAAAGTAAATAGAGAGTTTTTCCAAAATAAGCCAAGTGAAGATTATGAACAAAAAGCATCATTTCCGATAGTACAACAATGGACGGAAGGAACTTCAAATGAAGGTGCTTCAATTCCTCAATCATTTAAAAGAAACTTTGATGGAAAGAGCGTTTCTTTGCCAGATGCCATGCAGGATTTAAGAAAAACAATAGGAAAATATATCTCTTCTGAAAAAGATGTTAATAAATTAAGTAAAAATTCTGCTATTGATGTTATAAAGAAAAAGTTCGGATTTAGCGATGATGTTCAATTCATGTCACTTGAATGGCATATGCTTGATTATGCTAAACAATATTATGCAGACCTTTATTCTTTGGCAAAATGGGAACATGATGCTAAACTTGCATTAAAAGATAGTCATTGGATGAAAAAACTTGAGGAAGAAAACGGAGGAAAGCCTGTTTTATTAAATCCTGATAACAAACATCTTTATGAATCCGAATTAGGTTGGGCTTCAATTCCTCCGAATAATAAGCCTCTTCAGGACTTTGCCGAAACCACACGCCTTGCTCACAGGGCTATCATGCGTAAGGCTGTTGAACTCGGTGCTGATAGGGTTACATTTGTTCGTGCTCAGGACACGCACCCTGATGTTCAAATGCGTAACGCCAGAGGCGAGCGGTTATACGACAAGGCCATTCCTGAGATTGTTAATGGAGAACTCAAGAAGCATGGAACCAAACTGAAGCCAGCAAATAATGAAGATAAGATAAGTGAATACATAACTTCAGATACGCATGATGAACAAACGATGCTTTCTAAGAGTCTTGGCTATAATATCACATCCAAGATGGCTGAAGATGTCATGGAGGGTCAGCCGTTCTTCCATCAGTCTGGGCAGGAAGGTAATTGGTCTAAAGAAGTAGCGGATGCACAAAGAAACAAACCAGAAGAGGCAATGGTTAAGGCTCAATATAAGATGGGTGGTGGTGCTATGCCAATTATAATAGAACACGCTGGTGATATTCTTCATAGAACATACGAAAGAATTAATATAAATAACGGCTCTTTTGGATATAATACTGTTAAATACAAGGTTGATTTAGCATTAAAGAGATTATCTGATTATCTTATCAATAAAGATGAATTCAGAAAAGAAATTGTAAGAAGTTTTGCTTACGATAAGAACTCAATAGGGACATCAGAACAACATTTGATTGAAGTTAAAAAACTTCTCAAAGAATTCGGAGACGCTCACGCTGAACTCCCTGCATACAATGAACTTCAAAGAAGAGTAAAGACTCTCAATGTTGCACTTGGAAATCTTGACTTTGGCTCTGCTTATAGAGAGTTAAAGTTCCTAAAAATAAAGTTAATAAATGAGAAAACTTGGACTGATTTTGCAAAGGAAGGAATGACTCGTTCTCCAGACTTCCACCAGTCTGGGAAAGACGAGACTCCAGCCATCGGAAAATTCAAGGTTCCTGATAAGGTTAAGAAAGGTATTTCAGCCCTTCAGGATGCCATCTACAAGCAAGCGGATGAGGACAAGGTTCCTAAGAACATCAAGGATGGTCTTACGGCTCTCCAAGAAGCCGTCCGCAAGCAGGATGCCACAGATGAAGTCCCTGTCAAGGATATCAAGAAATCATACAAAGCCCTTAAGTCTGATATCGACTTAGAACAGATGAAGCAAGGTAGCAACGCAGAGGTCATGGCTGGACTCAAGAAACTCATGGAGTCGGCTCAGTTCGCTGACCTTGCTGACGCTCCGATTCCCAAGGCTGGAGGAACGCCACAGGCTCGTGCGGCTGGTTGGAAGGCTCTTGCTGGGGCTGTTCAGGAACAAACTATCGGCAAAACTAAGGCAAAGCCTAATGTCCGCAAAAATGCGGAGAATAAGTCTGTCCAATCTCCGCAAGCGGAACCTGCCACAACTGACGCATTAACCCAGCAACAGGCAGATAATATGCCACAAGTGGCGGCTCAGGAACAGGCTCAGGAGGCTTCAGCACAACAGCAACAGCCTCAGAGTCAGACTATCGAACAAACCCAGCCACAAGTTCAGCCAGAGGCTCCTGCTATGCCATCTGGAGGTGGCATAACACCTACCCAAAAGGCTTGGAGAGGATGGACTGTCGATAACGGCAAGAACGGCTCTCTGTGGAGCAATATGGTGGGATACACCATCATGGTTCAAGGCGACAAGTTTAAGGTGTATAACCCTTACAAGGCTATCATAGGTATTTATAACAATCTCGACCAAGCCAAGCGTAGAGTCCAACGTGAGGAACCAAGGAGATGAACCCCAATGAACCATCTTTTGCCGATATTCTGGATGAGTTCAAGCGAGGTGGCTGGATTGTCGGTTTTCTTGGAGGTGCTGGAATGTTGGCTCGACTCATACTTACGGACGAGAAGTATTCTCATTTCCGATGGTTTGGCAAGGTGGTTGCTGGCACTCTTGTCGGTATTATAACTTACTTCGCCTTATACGGCATAGATATCGCTCCCATATATAAGTCAGTAGCCTACGCTTTGTCTGGGACATTCTCTCAGGAACTGTTCGGATGGCTAAGACGCAAATTCATCAAAGAAACAAAATGAGATACTTTTTACTGACTGTTCTTGCACTCTCTGGTTGTTCTACTGTCAGCCAGCCAGCACCAATCATCTTAGAAAACAATGAAAAAGACATATACATTAAGCAAGTCGAACAAACAGTTTCTGAAAGTGCTTCCGCATTGGTTGCTGTCTCTCCGCAGATTCCTGATGGAATACCTAGGGAATTGGTTCAGAACCAAATCGACAGACTCTCAGGAATCAGCAAGCCTTCCGTGTCAACAGTTGAAGTGTTCAAGAAAATCATCTCAACAAACGACAAAGAAGCCTTGCAAGCACAAGACAAGAAAGCCGACAAAGCCGACTCTGAACTGAGCAAGTTAAAGGCTTCAGCGGAAGCCAAGGACAAGGAACTCAGCATCGAGAAGGCTATCAGGGCTGATACTGAGGCTAAACTAGAACGAGCGTCAAAAGATAAGATTCTTTGGATGCTTTCTTGCGTAGGGGCTGGCATCGGAGTCATTGGACTGCTTGTAATGGTTTTCACTCCGTTCAAGGTAAAGGGAGGTATGCTTATCGCTGGAGGCTCGCTTGCAGTCTCTTCTGCTTGGATTCTTGATAGCAAATGGTTCGGAGTAATCCTTGGAACGGCTGTTGCCATCGTCGTAGGCGATTGCCTTATAATGTTCGTTGTTTGGACTCATGATAAGTTTTTCAAGAAGCCTGAAGATAAGGTTACTTGAGTCTATAGTGAGGAATAGGGCGAGTGACCATTCCAGATTTCACCCGATACATCCGCATCTCAAGAAGATTATTCTTTAAGGCAACGCTTAGTTTTCTTGAAATGACAGGCTCAGAAAGATTCCACATCTTCTGGATTTCCCTGCGAGTATAAAAGCCCTTTTCTGGTTTCTCCGTGACAGCGTTGCCAAAGAGTTTTTCCAAGGCACGTAGGTCTTTGTCTTTCACGGCTGTTTTCCCTCCTTGGCGGCTCGCCACTCGTGCGAGGCATTTGCAACTTCATAAGATGCAACCTTTGTAGTAAGAACTCGCTCAAGATTATCTCCTGCTTTGCGTAGCCTTGCAATCTCAGCCCTTTCATTTTCTCGATGAAAGCGGAAGCAAGCAATTGACCACTCTGGGTCATCAATAATTGTAGAACCTGAGATGCTATTGGGGTCTGTATTCTTTAGCCGTTTAAACTCATCCTTAAGTTTCCGCAGTTCAGCAGTCTTTTCCAGCACATCACGCTTGAGTGCCTCAATCTGCTGATCCTGTTCCTCGATGGTGTCCCGCAGCGTGCGGGTGCATCCGGGCTTCTTGCACCCCTTGGAACAGGTGTGGATGCCGTCGTGCGGAGATTGCGGAGGGCTATTCTCCGCATTTTTGCGTAGTTTGCGTTTGGTCATAATTGCTTAGTGTGGTTAAGTATCTGGGGTGGAAGTTAAACCGCCGTAAGTGGCGTGTTAGTTACCGAGCGGGAACATATTGCGTCGTTCATGGCGTTTTAGTGGTGAATGTTACCGAGCGGTAATTTCATTTGCTCGTGTAG